TGTCATTACTTATTTTATCATATAAATCAGTACCTAAAAAGTTCTGTATATGAATCTCTTGAGCAAGTTCTATAAATTGTATAAACTTATCTGTATCAACATTAGCATTTAATGCTGTGTTTTTAACTATATCACTTCTTCTTATAAATAGTGCTTTTGCCATTATTCTTCTATTTCTTGTTCAACGTCTGGTTGTTCTTCTTGGTCTTTTTTTATACCAGTTTCTTTTTCTACTTCAGCATCAGTAAGTGCATTTGTCAAATCTGTAAACTCAAGTGGTTGTAATGTT